TTAGCGCCCCTTCCGGTAAGCGTCCCCGTAGCGGCGCTGGAACCGCTCCACCCGTCCCTCGGTGTCCACGAACCGCTGCTGGCCCGTGTAGAAGGGGTGGCACTTGCTGCAGACCTCCACGTGGATCTCGGGCTTGACGGAGTAGGTGTGGATCACGTTGCCGCAACCGCAGATGATGCGGGCGGGAACCAGCTTGGGGTGAATGCCCTCTTTCACGTCTTCCTCCCCCGCACGGTCTTGGCCGTGCGAAAACACCCCTTCAGTCTAAAGGGGGGAGGGCCCTGGCGCAAGGGCGGGGGCAGGCCGCCTTTGGGCCCCCGGGAGGCGGAAAGGGCAAAGGGGCCCCGCAGGGCCCCGCCCAGGGCGGGCCGTAAGCCGGGTTCTGTTGCCTGCGGTCATCCCTCTGGGACCGGTGTCGCCACCGGCCTCAAGCGGCCCATCCCAGGGGTTCTGGCGGGCCGGGCCAGCCCTTCCCCTCTACCGGGCCTTGCACCGGGTGGGGTTTGCCGTGCCCCAGCCTGTTGCCAGGCCAGGCGGTGGGCTCTTACCCCACCGTTTCACCCTTGCCCGCACCGGGGAAGCCCCGGCCGCTGGCGGTCTCTTCTCTGTGGCACTTTCCGTCGGGTTACCCCGCCCAGCCGTTAGCTGGCACCCTGCCCTATGGTGCCCGGACTTTCCTCACCCGGGGGCGAAGTCCCCCGGGCGCGACCGCACGCCCGCCCTGGGGCACCCCTATTCTACCACAGGCAAAAGCATTGAGGAAATCGCTCACGCTCCAGGACAGAAACCCGCCTGAGCGCCCTCCCGGAGAGGGAAAGACGCTGTGCACAGGAGGGAGGAAACCCGGCCTGAAAGGCCCAAAAAGGCGGGGGGAGGCCGGGGCTAAGGGGAAGGCCAGGCCACCCCCTTCCCGGGCCTTCCAGGGGGGTTACAGGGCCGTGTAAGCGCTTTCAAATCGGGGGGTGGGATGGCGGGGCGGAAGAAGGGGGGCCGGGGAGAACCCCCGGCCCCCCTGGGCCTGCCGCCCTCAGGGCTCCAGTCCCACCCGGGCGAGGAAGGCCTCCCAGGTCTCGGGAAGGGGGAAGCCGTGGGCCCGAAGCCTGGGCCCTTCAGCGAAGACCTCCCGGGCCAGGGCGAGGGCGGCCTCCCGGTCCTCCCGCGCGGCGTCCCTCAGGTACCCCCGGAAGGGGGTCCACTCCTCCACAGCGTCCAGGAGCTCGTCCGGGTCGGCCTCCTCCCCCCGGTCCAGGAGCTCCCTCACCCAGGCCACGTAGGCCCGGGCTAGGGCGAGGGGGGCGTAAGCCAGGGAGGTCTTTTGAGCCATACCACCTTGTCCCAAGGGACGTCCAGCTCGCTCAGGTCCCGCACGCTGTAGCCGGTGGCCAGCGTCCCGCTGTGGAAGGAGTATACCACGAACCAGAGGGCCTTGAGCCTGGGCCCCCGGGCCTCCTCGGGGATGAAGGAGGCGGGGGCCAGGGCGGCCAGCACCGGGCCCTGGTCCCGGGCGTAGGCGAAGAGGGCGGCCTCGGGGTGGGCCGGGGCCTCGCGGCACAGGCCCTCGTAGACCTCGGGAGGGGTGCCCGGGGCCAGGTGCCCGTCCATGACCCGCTGGGCCACGTGGAGCTCCAGGCTGGTGGCCCGCTCCCGGCCGAGAAGGGGCCTCAGCTCCTCGGGAACGGAGCGCCCCCGGCGGTTGAAGGGGGCCCGCACCATCTCCCCGGCGGCGAAGAGCCAGTCCCGAGGGGCGGGCCTCCCCTGGCCCCGGCTCTCCGCCAGGCCCCTGAGGTGGGCCCGGGCCTCGGGGAGGGCGGCGAGGGCCCGCAGGAAGGCCCGCCAGAGCTCAGGGTGGTAGTCCCGGGGGTCGGGGCTCCACTCCTCCGCCGTGGGGGGGCGGCCGAAGCCCGCCTGGGGCTCGTGGGGAGGGGGCTCCTTCCAGGCCCGCCTCTCCCCTTCCTCCCGGGTGTAGGTGACCAGGGCGGTGCGGCAGTTGTGGTGGAGGGGCGGGACGTGGGTGCGCCAGAACGGGTGGTCGGCGGGGAGGACGATCCCCGCGAGGGGCCGGCAGATCTTTGAGGTGCGCCCGTCCAGGACCACGGAGAGGCCCCAGTAGGGCCTGAGCTCCCGGGCGGAGACCGCCTCCTTCCACCGCCCCGCCCCGTAGGCCAGCTGGAGGTTGGTGCGGAAGACGGTCTCCAGGCGGTGGCGGCTCCCCTCGCCCCAGGCGTTCTTGACCCGGTCGGAAAGCTCCCTTTGGAAGTCCTCAAAGGGCCTCCCCTCTTCCAGGGCCCGGGCGAGGGCGTCCATCGTCTCCTGCACCATGTCCAGCGCGGCGAGGCCCGCCACGAAGAAGGCCCGGCGCCTCGCCTCCTCCCCCAGGGCGCGGAACTCGGGATCGGGGAGGGGAAGGCGGGCCCGGAACCAGCGGAGGGCCTCCTCGGGCCGCAGGGGGTCAGGCTCAACCGTCCAGGCCACTGTCCTGCCGCTGGGCCCATCTCCCCGCGAGCTCGGAGAGGGTGAGGGCGGCCTCCAGGAGCTGGGCGAGCTCGGCGAAGGAGATCCCGGGGAAGAGAGCGAGGAGGCGCCGCCTCAGGTCCTCGTACCCCTCGGCCTCCCCGATGGCCTGGAGGAGGGTGGAAAGCCCGGGCATGGGGGCCTTTTCCAGGAGCCTGTCCCCCAGGCCGTCCACGAAGGCCTGACCCGCCACCAGGCCCCGCTCTTTTCTCTCCTGGGTGGCGAGTAGGGGGGTGAGGACGGGGCCCTGGGGGTCGGGGGCGGGGACGCCGAACTCCTCCCGGAGCCAGGCCTCGGGGATGGAGAGGCCCATGCCCAGGAGGGTCTGGAGCACCCGGGCCCGGCTCTCCAGGTCCTTCTCCTCCTCCACCTCGGGCACCACGAAGGGGGCGAGGTCCAGGAACTCGGGGCCGAAGTTGAAGGCCACGAAGGGCTTGAAGAGGCCCTCCCGGAGGGTCTTGGCCAGGGCGCGGGCGTCGGCCCGGAGGAGGTCTATCCGCACCCGCTCGTGCACCTTGGCCAGGGCGTAGCTCCCCCCGTCCCCCTCGCTGGAGGTGAGGGTCTGCCCCAGGACCGCCTGGGCCATCTCCCGGTTCACGAGGCGGATCAGGCTCTCGTACACCTGGGGGCCCTGGCCCTTGGCCGCCTCCAGGATCTGGATCTCCGTGTCCTTGGAGATGACCCCGGCGGCGTCCGCCCCCAAGGAGCGCACCGCCTCCTCCAGCCGCCGCCGCTCCTCCTCCCCGGCGGCGGGGTCGTACCGACCGATGCGGTAAGGCTGGCCGTAGGTCTCGGCGAAGACCACCCAGTCCTTGAGGGCGTAGTGCTTGAAGAGGTAGAACCAGGCCAGGCTCCGCATGAGCCCGGCCCGGGTGGGGAGGCCCGAGCGGGCCTTGTAGCGGTGCTCTATGGCCGCTCCGAACGCGAAGGGTTCCGCCTCCCCCCGCTCCCCTACCAGGAGGAAGCGGTCGTGGGCCTCCTCGTAGGCCAGGGCCCCGGGGTGGACCCAGCGGAACTGGGCGGGCCGCCAGAGGAGGCCGTCCCACTCCCAGGCCACGGCCACCACGCTCACCCCCTGGGGGATGGCGGAGAGGAGGTCCAGCATCAGGTCCTCCAAGGGGAGGTTCCACCACACCTCCTCCAGGGCCCCGAGGACCCGCCTCCCCTGGCGGGAGGCCTCGGCGGGCTCCAGCCGCCAGTCCAGGCCGATGACGGCGAGCTTCCGGGTCTGGAGGAGGGAGAAGAGGAGGGCGTCCTTCTCCTCCATCTCCAGAAAGAGCTCCGCCTGCTCGGCCAGGTAGCCCTCGGCCCCCTCCCGGAGGATCCGGGCCAGCCGCTCGGGGGTGAGGCCGCGGGAAGGGTAGGTGGCGAAGGGTCGCCACACCGGCAGGCTTCCCCGGGCCGCCTTGGGGGGCTCCGTGGGGATTGGGCGTCCGTACTGGTCCAGGATGGGCATCAGAAGGCTCCTTTCCAGCCCGCGAAGGCCCGGCGGAGGACGCTCTTGTACTCCACGGGGCCCCTCGGGTTCTCGGCGGCGTGGAGGGCCAGGGCCAGGGCCCAGAAGCGGTCGGCGTGGCCCTTCTCCGAGCGCTCGGCGTCGTAGCGCACGTTCCCGGAAGGGGTGACGATCCGGCGCACGCTGTGGAGGTCCTCCCGGAGGGCCCGGTCCTCGGGGATGCGCACCTTGCGGTCCTCAAAGAAGAGGCGGAGGCGCTGGGCCAGGTCGGCCTTGACCTCAGGGGTGAACTTCACCGGCTCCACCTTGTAGCCGAAGGCCCGGCGGGCGTTCTCCGCCAGCATCTCCCCGAGGCCCGTGGCGTCCAAGCAGGCCCGGCGCACCTGGGGCAGGAGGGCGTGGAGGCGGGCCTCCTGCTGGGCGAAGGGAGCCCGGTGTAGCGCCTCCAGGAGGCGCACCCAGTAGACGTCTCCCACCCGCTCCAGGACCACGAAGACGGTGAGGTCCCGGTGGCGGCCCACGTCCACCCCCAGGTAGGCCTGGTCGGGGTTCCAGGGGCCCCGGGGGTCCTCCCGGGCCTCGGCCTCCAGGATGAGGCTCCAGGGCAGGAAGGCCTCCTCGGCGCTCAGGAACTCGCAGAGGTACTCCTGCTGCCAGATGAAGTCGTCCGCCAGGCCCGCGCGGAGCTCCTCGGGGTCCACGGGCAGGCCCTGGGCCACGGCGTCGTAGATGGTGACCTTGTGGCGGCTCCAGGCGGGCCCGCCCTTCTCCCAGAGCTCCCAGAACTTCCCCCGGGGGCCGTTGGGGGTGCTCATCACCCGGATCTTGAGGTCGGGCCTCCGGGTGATGATGGGGTACATGGCCGCCCAGATGGCCTCGGAGTCCTGGTGGAAGGCGAACTCGTCCAGGACCACGTTCCCCGTGTAGCCGCGGGCGGTGCGGGGGTTGGCGGGGAGGAAGATCAAGCGGGAGAGGTTGGGCAGGCGGATCTCCAGCTGGGTCACGCTCTCGCCCCCCTCGAAGAAGCGGCTCTCCATGAGGGTGGCCATCTGCCGCATGGCGTCCAGGTGGGCCTTGGCCTTCTCGGCCAACTCCCGGCTCTGCCTCTCCCCCGCCGAGAGGAGGACCCAGGTGCTCCCCCGGTGCTCCACGGCGTGGAGGGCGGCCTCGAGGGTGAGGGCGAAGGATTTGCCCGTCTGGCGGGACCAGAGGCCGATCTTGAAGCGGCTCTCGTCCCGGATCCACGCCCGCTGGTAAGGGAGGAGGTCAAAGCCCATAGAGGTCCCGCTTGATGGCCTCAATCACCTCAGGCTCAATCTCCCGCACCCGGAGGGCCTTTTCCACCTTCTCCGCCGCCTCCTGCCTGAGGGAGCGGTCTATCCGCTCCAGGGAGAGGGCCACCCGGGCCGCCTCCAACCCGAGGCGCACCACCTTCTCCGGGTCCACCTCCGCCTCCCCCAGCTCCAGCCCGTCCAGGTAGCGGAGGGCCTTGTGCACCACGATGTTGGCCAGGGCGGCGGCGTAGGAGAGGCGCTTGCCCGTGGCCTCCTCCACCGCCTCCACCAGGCGCTCCATCTGCAGCACCTGGTCCAGGGCCGGGGCTAGGTGCCGGGCGTGGCGGTGTAGGCCCGAGGGGGAGGCTTTATACCCTTGGGCCTGGAGCCAGCGGGCGATGCCCTCCAGGGTGTAGGGGCGCCCGTCCTCCTCGGTCTCCTCGCCCAGGAGCATGGCGTCTACCCGCTCCCGTACCTCGTCCGGGAGCGCGCAGACCTTGCAGAGGCGGTGCCTGCGGTAGTGGAGCTTCACGGCCGCACCCACCCCACCAGGGCCAGGACCAGGATGACCGCGAGGAGCCAGCGCTCGGTCCTGCGGTGCCTCCGCTCCTCCTCCAGTTCCTGGCGGAGCTTCCGGATCTCGGCCAGGGTCTCCTCCTGGTACCGGCGGATGGCCACGGAGATGGCGTGGAGTTCTTCCCGGACGTCCATCGTCCTTCACCGCGGCAGGAGGACCCCGGCATCCCGGATGGACCCCTCCACCAGGTCTATGCCCTTCTCGGTGAGCCGGACCACGCGGAACTCCCCGTCCTCGTCCCACTCGGCCCGGACGTAGCCCTTCTCCTGGAGGTAGCGCACGGCGGCGTTGAGCTCAGGACGGGCAGGGAGGATGTGGGAGTACTCTAGGGTCCTCACCAGGACCCCCCTGGGCATGGCGTAGGGGTCCGCCACGTTGAGGGGCGACTCAGTTCCCATCGCGTGCAGGTAGAGCACCTGCAGCACGGCTCCCCGGATCAGCTTCGGACGGTTTGGATCGCGAAACATCGCACCTCCTCAGGGGAAGAGCTTGTGGACGGGCAGGCCCATCATGGCGCCGACAATGGCCAGGAGCAGGGCCAGGACCAGCCAGAGACGCGGGTTGGCCCAGAGGGAGCTGGGGCGGTCCCGCTCCGCCCGCATCCGGGTGTAGATCCGGAGGGCCAGGAGCTCCTCCCGGTAGACGCGGAGCCTCTCCTCGGGCACGCCCTGGTGGGCCAGCTCGTCCACGAGACCTTCCACCACGCGCATAAGCCCGTCCACGCGCTCGTCCACACGCCCCCCTCCCAAAAGGCCTACCCCCTGGGGCTTCCCCAGGGGGCACTTTTGGCACTCTAGCCTTATTTTAGCCCTGAGCTTGGTCCTTGTCTAGCGGGATAACGGCGCAAAGCCGCGTCAGGCGCAGGAAGACCTCCAGGGTGTCCTCCCCTACCCCATCCGCGCGGCGGAAACGGCCTGTGATGGCGTGCCAGTAGAGGAGCCTCCGGGCTCGGCCCAGGCCGAGGTAGGCCTCGAGGGCCTGCCTCTCCCCCAGGCTCAGACCCCGGAGGAAGGCCTGGTAGGTCTCCCGGTAAAGCCTGAGCTCGTGCGGCGGATCCCCGGCGGGGGAACGGGGCACGTAGACCGGGAGAAAGGCGGGGTGGGAAGGCCCCCCGGCGTAGACCCGGGGACGGCCCGCCCCCCGGGGGGCCGGGTCCTGAGGAGCGAGCTCCACCCAGCGGGCCTCCCCGTGGGCCACCCGCCAGAGGGCCAGGGCCAGGAAGTTGGCCCGCCAGAGTTCCAGGTCGCGTTCAGCCACGTTCCGCCCTCCTCAGGGTCCACCCCTCCTCCGAACGGACCACCACCCCGGAGTCGGCCAGGGCGTTCAGCCGAACGTGGAGGGTGGACTTGGACATCCCCGTTCGGCGGGCCAGCTCGGAGAGGGAAAGTGGGGCGTTCGCCGAACGGAGGACCTGGAGAATGGCGAGCCCCCGTTCGTCCAGCGAAACCTCCAGGGAGCGTTCGGTCTCCACCTTGCGCTCCTTCAAGTGCAGGCGGGCCTCCCGTTCGGCGGCCCCGTTCGGCTCCCAGACGGGGGCGTGGAAAGGGGGTTCGGCGTTCGGCCTACCCCGTTCGGCCCCGGGTTCCAGCCGTTCGGCGTTCGGCCCAGGGCGTTCGGCCCCTTCCTCCAGGCGTTCGGCGTTCAGCCTACCCCGTTCGGCCCCGGGCTCCAGCCGTTCGGCCGCCCTCCGAACGGACCCCTCCCCCTCCCGAACGGCGGCTCGGGGGCGTTCGGCGGGGGTCAGGGGGTGCCGAACGAGCTCCCCCACCACCTTCCCCACAACCCAGGTCCCCACGGGAACGAAGAGGCTCATGGCCAAGGTCTCCCAGATGGGAAGCTCGGGGGCCGCCCGGCGCATGGAGAGGGCGTTTCCCATCCACACCAGGAGCAGAGCGGCCAGGGCCCCGCCCGAGGCCCAGGAGGAGCCCCGGAGGAGGGAGTTGGAGAGGAGGGAGAGAAGGAAGGCCGTGAACTCCAGGCTCCCCGCCAGGCCCCAGGCCAGCCAAGGGGGAAGCTCCCCCAGGGAAAGGGCGTACCACTGGGCCAGGTGGCCCGCGCTCATGGCCAGGGTGCTCAGATAGGCCAGAATCAGCAGTCCGATCAACGCGTTCCTCATAGCTTCAGCTCCCGTTCCAGCTCCAGGACCAGCTTGAGGACCCGGTAGCGGCCCTCCTCCACCGCCCGAAGGCGCCGGGCCAGGGCCGCCTCCCGGGCCCGAAGGGCTTCCAGCTCCCGCTCAACCTCCGTCAGCCTGCGCAAAGCCCCCCGAAGGACCTCGCCCGCCCGCTCCACCTCCAAGAAGGCGCCGCGGGAGGCGGCCTCGTAGGCGTGCATGAGGATGGCGTCCAGGGCCTCCTCGGGGGTCATGCCACCTCCAACGGCTGCCACATCCAGTAGAGGCGCTCGCCCGAGCGGCCGTACCAGACCAGCCCCCCGGGCACCTGGATGTAGGCCTTCAGGAGCCCGACCGGGGGGCAGTAGGGGGTCCCCGCCCCCGCCACGCCGAAGAAGGCGGGGACCCCCTTCTCGGTCCTGGCCAGGCGGCGCTCCACTTCCTCCACAAAGCGCGTCCAGTCCGTCATACCCACCTCCACACCAGGGCCAGGAAGACCCCCAGGAGGCCCACCAGGCTGGCGAAGAGGGCCAGGCCCACGGAGGCCCCCTCGGGGAGGTCCTCCCGGCGGGTCAGGGCCAGGTAGCCCAGGAGGGCCAGGAGGCCCACCTGGGCGGCCAGGACGTAGATCAGGACCAGCTTGAAGAGCATCACGGGCTTCCTCCCTGGGGGTCACGCCTCCGCCGCCTCGTCCGCCGCCTCCTCGCTGGGGTACACCGTGCCCACGTACCGGCCGTTGAGCCTGACCTTCACGGGCACCCCGTAGTCGTTGGCGAGGTCCTGGGCGTGGGCGGCCACCCACAGCAGGTCCTCGTTCTCGGGGAAGCTGTCCAGCACGTTGCCGGAGGCCACGAGCACGTAGCCCCGCCACGCGGCCCGGTCCTCCAGCGCCCGCGCCCTCAGGACCTGCCAAAGTAAGAACCGAAGCGCCTGCATAGGGCCTCCTCTACCTCCTCCGGGTCCCAGCCCCAGTCCAGGGCCACCAGGACCTCGCCCCGGAAGAGGGCCAGCGTCCAGCGTCCCCGCTCGTCGCGGTACGCGTAGACCTCCAGCTCCCCCACCCGGCGCGGGTAGCGCGAAGGGAAGCCCGCCAGGAAGGCCAGGACCTCATCCTCTCCCTCCATCGCCCACCTCAAAGAGGCTGGGCTGGCGCCAACGGGGCGCCCGGTGCTTCTGCCAGTGGGCCCAGGCCTCGTCCAGCCCCCGCACCGCCGCGTAGAGCTCCTCAATGCGGGAGACCAGGCTCTGGCGGAAGGCCCGGAACTCCTCTTCCTTGTCCGCCACCTTGTAGACCTCGTCCCCCGCGGGGTTTTCCGCCACCACCACGGGGAGGATGCCCCGCTTGCGGAGCTCGGCCATGATGGCCCGGCCCCGGCGGTCCCCCCCGAACTGACGCTCAAAGTCCGCCCGGGCCACGCCCCACTCCCCCCGCTTCAAGAGCAGTTCCGCCGCGGCCCGCAGGTCGCCTTCAGAGATCTCCACCTTCACGCTCCACCTCCCCCGCGAGCCGGTCCGCCAGGGCCAGGACGGCCTCCTCAGGGGTGAGGCCCCGGCCCTCCTCTCCCAGGGCCCGGGCGGTGTAGCCCTCGGGGTGGGTGGCCAGCTCCACCCGGGCCCCCAGGCGCTCCAGGAGCCTCAGGGTCAGCCAAACCGCCCGCCGCCTGGGCACCGCCCCCTCCAGGAGCTCCTCCAGGCTGGCCAGGGTGATGTAGCTTTTGCGCCCCATGCGCACCACCCGGAGGAGGCCCCGCCGCATGAGGTCTTCCACCGCCGGGCGGCCCACCTCCAGGAGGGCGGCCACCTGGTTTGGGGTGAGGAGGGCCTTCCCGTCCAAGCCCAGCTCCTTCAGGCGCTCGCGCAGGCTCACGCCACCTCCTCCACGGCCACGGGCCGGGCCTCCAGCACCCGCCAGCCCGCCATGACTTCCAGGGCCCTGGGCTCGGCGTAGGGGCCCTCCCACTGGCGGAGGGGGCGGAGGTAGAACATGACCCCGCCCCCGTCCCACTTCAGGAACACCGTCCCCTCCCCCGTAAGCCCCCGGATGCGCAGGCGGTAGGGGGTGCCGGGGTCGGCCCGGAGCTTGCGGATGAGGAACCTATGGTCCACGGCGCACCTCCACCCAGGCCCGGGAAAGGTGAGGGTCGCACCGCCAGCAGAAGATGTCGTCGGCGATGCGCCCCGTGCCCCCGCAGAGAGGGCAGGGCCGGAGGCGAAGGGCCGCCTCCTGGGCCTCCGCCTCGTCCCGGTAGAGCTGGGCCAGGAAGGCCTGGCCGTGCCGCTCCGCCAGCCTGGCCCGCTCCCGAAGCTCCCCCGGGGTGAGGCCGTAGCTGCGGATGGTGTCCAGGGCGCTCTTGAAGGGCCGCTTCACGGGCACTCCACCCCCTTCATCCGGTGCGGGTGGGCCAGCACCTCCCGCGCCTTCTGGTCCGACTCCGCCTCGGCGGCCAGGCGCACCGCCAGGGCCCGGCGGGCCAGCCGGGAGAGCTCCCCCAGGTCCACGGCCTCGGTGTCCCGCGCCTCGTTGGCCGCCCGCACCATGTCCCGGGCCAGGTCGTAGAGGGCGTAGGCCACCCGCAGGTGCCGGGGAAGCCCCTCCTCCGCCAGCTCGTCCACCAACTCCTCCAGCTTGCTCCTAGGCTTCTTGTTCATCCCTAACCTCCCTCCGGCGGAGCCACTCCAGCTCCGCCTCCGCCAAAATGGCCTGGATCCCCCTTCCCGCCTCCTCCAGGGGGCGGGGGCGAACCCCCCGGAGGGCTTCCACAAGGGCGGCCCGGACCTCCGGGTCCTCCCTGAGGAGCCGAATGAGCTCTTCCCGCGTCATCAGTTCCCTCCCCGGGGCGCCGGGGGCTTCGCCCCGAAGAGCCCCGCCGCGAGGGCCGCCTCCAGGGCCTCCGCGTGCCGGGCCACCAGCGCCCCGTAGACCGCCTTTCGCTCGTGCTCCAGGACCTCAAGCTCCACCTGGAGCTTGTCCAGCTGGGTTAAAATCTGCTGCAGCCTCTTTTCCGCCTTCTGCCACTCCAGGTCCTGGGCGAGGAGCACCCTGGTGCGGGCCTGGCGCTCCCGCTCCGTCTTGCCGGGGGCCTCGAGGTAGGCCTGGGCCTCCCGGGCCTCCATCCACCGCTCCAGCTCCCGCCTCTCCGCCCGGAGCGCGGTCATCTGCCGCTTCACCTCCCCGATGAGCCCGGGGAGCTCCAGAATGCGCATGACCAGGCGGGCGGCCTCGAGGGGGTAATCAACCCTGTTCACGAAGGGCCTCCTCAGCCAGCTCGTTGGTCCTCTCCATCGAGGGGACTTCAACCACCAAAACGCGCCGAATGACTTGGCTATACCTCCCCGTGCTGATGTGTATCTCCGGGCGCACTTCTATCACCCTCACGTGAGTAACTTCTCCCATTTGAGAAGAAGGGCGCAGGTCGCGGATTTGAAGGAAGGTGTCCTCCTCAATCCAGCTCAGGTCCTTGGGGATGATGGCGATGGGGTTACGAGGCCAGGTGCCGTCTTCCGTCAGGTAGATGTAGGTGGCCTCGTACCGGACGGGCGGTATGCCCTCCTGGAGCTTCCGAAAGGGCTTCTTCACCGCCCACCCCCCGCGAGGTTCAGACGGCTCGCCACCCGGCGCACGTGGGCCGGGGTGAAGGCGGCCTTAGTGAGGCCCCGCTCGCTGCTCCACTGGACCACCCGGTCCATCTGCCGCATGAGCCGCACGATGTCCCGCAGGATCCCCCCAGTGAGGGTGTGGACCTCGGCCAGGGTCTCCTGGGAGTAGCCGGAGTTTTCGTAGATGGCCTGGGTCTCCTGGAGGGAAATGGGGCCTATGCGGGCCACGGTGCCGATGCGGCTCTCAATGTCCCGGTGGCGCCGGATCTGTCCCTCAAACTCCTCCGAGGTGATGAGGACGAAGGAGCTCCCGGTCTCGTCCGCCAGGTACTTCACCGTCTCCAGGGTTGGGCGGTCCAGGAGCTGGGCCTCGTCCACGAAGATCACCCTGGGGCTCATGAGGAGGGCGTCCCGCACCATGCTCAGCAGGACGCGGAACGTCTTGGTGCGGGTGATGCGGAGCTCCACCGCCAGATCCTCCAGGAGGGCCGCCGGAGAGTAGCTGGGCTGGGCCCGCACCCAGGGGGCCTCGTGCTCCCGGGCCCAGTAGCGGCAGGTGAGGGTCTTCCCCACCCCCGCCGGGCCCACCACCAGGGCCAGGGGGAAGCCCTCCTGGGCCACCAGGTGGAGGTGCCCCAAGAGGGCCTTCGCCCCCTCCGTGGGGATGAACCCGTCCCGGGGGTCCTTCCAGAGCTCCGCCTCCCCCATGACGATGCCCAGGGCCTCGTCAATGAGGGCCAAGGTCTGGTCGCCGTTCGCCTTCCTTCCCATGCGCTACCTCCTATTCCTCCTCGCCCCGGGGCAGCAGGCCGCGCTCCTTTAGCCACTGCTCCCCCAGGGCGATGGGGTCCAGAACCAGGTCGTCCTCCAGCTCGGCGGCGAGCTCCTCCGCCCCGCGGGCGATCTCCTCCGGGGAAGGGGCAGGGAGCTCCTGGGCCCGGAGGGTGATGCGCTCCCGCCGGGGCAGGGGGGCGAGGCCGGAGAGGCGCTCCAGCATGTCTTCCAGCCGCATGGCGGGGGAAAGCTCCTCCACCAGGCGGCGCGCCTCCTCCTGCAGGGCCCGGATGGCCGCCCGGTCGGCCGCCCGCTTGGCGCGGGCCTCGAGGCTGTCCGCCCGCAGGGGCTCGGGAAGGAGCTCCCCGAGGACCTTGAGGGTGCCGTCCGGGTTTCGGAGGGCCACCCGCAGGGGCTGGCCCGGGAGGACCTGCACGTCCAGGACCACCACCTTCTGCCCCTGCCAGGGCAGGAGGCTCCCGTGGCGGGGGTCCAAGTACCAGGTGCGGCCCCGGTACTGCACGGTGCCGTTCCCCCGCACCACCCGCTCCACCTGGTAGGCCGCGGCCAGGTAGAGGTCTTCCAGGCGGTACTCCGCGAGGCGGTGCCGGGGGACGAAGGCCCGGAAGAGGTCCAGGCGGCTGAGCCCGTCCTCAAGGGGCTCCCGGTGCCAGGTGCCGAGGAGCCACTGCAGGGCGCGGGCCTTGTACTCCTCCTCCAGGAGGAGGCGGTCGGGGTAGGGGTCCCGCTCGGGAGGCATCCCCTCCGCCACCCAGCGCCGGGTGTTCTGGAGGAGGCGGCGGAGCTCGGAGGAGTCCCGCTCCGTGGCGTCCGAGCCCGCGTAGCCGGGGAGCAGGGCCTCAAAAGTCTGGTGGAAGGCCCCGAAGAAGCGCTCCACCTTCCCCCGGGTGTGGGAGACGTGGGGCCGGGAGTAGACGAGCTCAATCCCCAGGGTGCGGGCCCAGTGCTCCGACTTCTCTGAGCGGTAGACCTTGCCGTTGTCCCAGTAGATGCGCTCGGGCACGCCCCGGACGTCCCAGTCAGGGACGAGGGGCGTCTTGTCCTGGGTCATGAGGATGAGGAGCTGGTCCGTGGGGACCTGGCTCTCCTCCCGGCTGAAGACGAGGGAGGGCACCGCCCCCGAGTAGACGTCCAGGGCCACGTGGATGCGGAGGCGGACCATCCGGTCCTCCTCGGGGAGGTAGACGAAAACGTCGCACCTGGTCATGTCCACCATGACCATCTGCATGGGGTACTCGGCCAGGACGTGCCCCGCCCAGGTGCGGGCGAACTCCCGCCTCCCCTCCTCGGAGAGGAGGGCGTAGCGGAAGGCGGGGTTCTCCTCGGCCTTCCGCAGGATGCGCCGCACCGTGGCCTCGGAGAGCCGGAACAGGGTTTCGGTGGAGTAGGGCCGGTAGAGGAGGAGGCCCGGGTCGTTGGCCTCCACGATGCGCAGGATCCTCCGGGCGCTCGCCCGGGGGTGGGCGAGCTTGAGACCCACCACGAGCTTCCTCAGCTCCGCGGGCACCCGGTGAGTTCCCCGGTCCCGCCGAGGGCGCCGTGCATACAGGAGTTGCCCCGCTTCATAGCGGCGGAGGAGCCGGGCCAGGTAGTTGGGCGTGACGCCGAGCCGCTGCGCCTCCTCCTTGATGAGGTCCCACTTGAGCCCCCGGGGGAGGTCCCGGGCCTCCGCGGCGATCCGGGGGAGGTGGGCCTCGAGGGCGGGCTGGGAGGCGGAGGAGGCCTCCACGGGCCGGGGTTCAGGGGGGGCCTCCCGCCCCAGGGCCAGAGCCAGGAGGTCGGCGTCCACCAGGGTGCGCCAGGTGCGGCCGTGCTTCTCCTTGCGGGTGGGAATGCCGTGGCGCTGAATGAGCCTCCACGCCGAAGCGCGCGAAACTCCCAATCTTTCCGCGGCCTCATCTACGGGAAGCCAGGACATCGCTTTCCTCCTCCATCAGATCCTCTACACCAACCCCCAGGGCCCTTGCGATTTTTAGCAACGTGGCCGCAGATGGCCTAGTTCTAGCCCCGGAAAGCAACATCGCTATATGGCCGCTTGACAGACCGGTCACTCGGGCTAGCTCCGCCTGCGTAAGGCCCCGGTCAGCCATCAGCTTTTGCATCATGCGAGGTGAAAAGCGGTGCTTTACTCTCATCTGAGAGAATGCTAGCATCCTTTTCGTGAGTAAGTCAAGGGCCACTCCCTTGACTTTGGGGTCATAAGGAGAGAAGCACATCAACCTTAGGGGCACTCTCCGCCCCTGGAAGGGCCTCGGGCTCAGGAGGGGAGAAGAAATGGGACGGACTAGAACAAAGGAAGCCCTAGAAGGGCCGTTCGCCAAAGAAATCATCAAGAAGATGAAGGAAATGGGATTTCGCAAACTTGAAGAGTTCGCCGACTACTACAATATCGGAAGGACCACCGTCTACAGCCTGGTCATCGGAAGAAAGATCGGGGACAAGTACATCAAGCCGAGCCTTGACACCCTTACCAAGCTTTCCCTTGCGCTAGAAATCCCGGTAGAACAGCTCATTGAACGGCTTTACCCGGAAGGCTCCTTCCTTACAAAGAAAGAGGTGGGAGTTCCTATTATCGGCTACGTAGGCGGCGGCCCCTCCCAGCTGGAGGAGATTGAGGAGCGCACCGTCCCCGTGCGGGTCAAGGGGGACGCCCGGCACCTCGTGGCCTTCAAGGTGCGGGGCAACTCCATGTGCGCCGGGAAGCGCCCCATCTGCGATGGGGACATCGTCATCGTCAACACCGAGGACAAGGGCCACCCCGGGGCCATCGTGGTGGCGCGGCTGGACGGGAACAGCTACGTGGTCAAAAGGATGGGGCCGGATGGCACCCTGTACTCCACCAACCCCGAGGAGCCCAACGGCCCTCCCGTCATCCCCGTGGACCAAGTGGCCGAAATCGTGGGCCGGGTGGTGGAGGTGCGGAGCAAGCTGGATTGACAAGGACCAAGCTCAGGGCTAAAATAAGGCTAGAGTGCCAAAAGTGCCCCCGGGGAAAGCCCGGGGGCAAAGGCGTTTAGGAGGGAAGCGTGCTGAAAGCCCTGCGGATCGTCTTCGCCGCCACCGCCCTCGCGGTCCTGGTGGTGGAGGACCTCATGGACGGAGTCCCAGGCATCCAGAAAAAGGAGGAGGCCCTGAAGCGGGTGAAGGAGCTGGTGGTTTCCATCATCGGCTTCTGGCCCGCCTGGCTCCCGGACTCGGTGGTGGGCTGGGTCATTGACACGGTGGTGGCCATCTTCAACCGGGACGGCACCTTTCGCAAAGGCGCGGGCCCTCAAAGCGCCCCCGCCGGGGCCTGAAGCCCCCCGGTGGCCCCTCTCCCCGGAGACGGCCAGGCTGGAGAACCGAGCCTACTGGGGCGTGGTCCTGAGGAGGCCCTATGCCGAGTTTGACCGGCTTCCCCAAGAATACCGATACCTCCACCCCGACCTTTTCCGGCACGCTGCGCGCCGCCTTGGCCGAGGCGCCTAGCCGCATCCCCCTCCACCCCTTCGGGGAGTTCGTGGGGAACGGCACCGTCTTCCTCTACGACGAGGAGAGCCTGCAGGCGGCCCTGCGGGACCTGGCCGAGCGGGGCGTGCCCTGGGTCCTGGACTTCCACCACCAGACGGTGCGGGTGGAGGAGGGCCAGGGCCAGGAAGCCCCGGCGGCGGGCTTCATCACCGGGCTGGAGGTGGGGGATGACGGCTTCGTCTACGGCCTGGTGGAGTGGTCGGAGACGGGACGGGAGAGGGTGAGCCGGGGGGAGTACGCCTACGTGAGCCCTGTCTTCTACTACGACCCCCGGCCCGACGAGCTGGGCAGGTACCGGGTGCTGGGCTACCACTCCTTCGCCCTCACCAACAACCCCGGCATCCGGATGCAAAAGCGCATAGAAGCGGAGGCGGACATGCTGGAGAAGCTCAGGCAGGCCCTGGGGCTCCCGCCCCAGGCCACGGAGGACGAGGCCTTCCAGGCCCTGGAGAGGACCCTGGCCGAGGCCCGGGTGGGCCGGGTGGTCCTGGAGGTGGGCCTGGGGGCCGAGGACGAGACGGAGCTGAAGGCCAAGCTCCTCAGGCTCCTGGCGGCCCAGGACGCCCTGGCGGAGCTGGAGAGGACCCGGGCGGAGCTGGAGGCCCTTAGGGCCGAGACCCGGGAGGAGAAGGCCCAAGCCCTGGTGCGGGCCGCCCTGGAGGAGGGGCGCATCCTGCCCCACCAGCGGGAGTTCTGGCTGGCCCAAGCCCGGGCCGATCTGGAGGCCGCCCGCAAGGCCCTGGAGGGGATGCCCCGGCTGGTGCCCACCAGCCTGCCCCGGGCCGAGGCCCCCAGGGCCCCCCTGGAGGAGGACCCCGCCGAGCGGCTGCGCCGGGCTCTGGGCGTGAAGGACGAGGCATGGAAGAAGTGGGGGTAGCGTATGTTTGACACCGAGCGCTGGCTAGACGAATACCTGATCGCCCTGCCGGTGAAGGCGAACGCCGTCATCCGGCAGGGAGCGCTGGTCATGGTCTCGGGGGGCTACGCCGAAGAGGCCGGGCCTGGCACCGGGCGGATTGCGCTGGGCGTGGCCCAGGAGACCGTGGACAACACCGGGGGCGCCGACGGGGCCAAGGAGGTCCTGGTGCGGCGCGGGGTGTTCCGGTTTGAGAACGACCCCGCCGACCCGGTGGGGCCCACGGAGCTGGGGAAGGACGTCTACGCCACCGGGCCCAACACCGTGGCCAAAGGTGGCACGGGCCGCTCCAAGGCGGGCCGGGCCCTCCGGGTAGACGGAAGCTACGTCTGGGTGGAGGTGTGGTGATGCTGCTCAACAGGGAGAATCTCAACGCCCTCTCCCGCTCCCTCCGGGCCCTGGTCTTCCAGGCCCGGGAGGAGTACCGCCCCTTCTGGAACAGGATCGCCCTGGAGTCCAGGACGGAAGGGCGGGTGGGGGTCTACACCTGGCTGGAGGACTTCCCCACCATGCGGGAGTGGAAGGGGGAGCGCCAGGTCCAGAACCTGAGCCTCAAGACCATCAACCTGGAGAACGCCGACTGGGAGATGACCTTCGCCATCGCCCGCAAGGACGTGGAGGACGACCTCCTGGACCAGGTGGGCGCCAACGCTCGCGAGTACGCCTTCCGCTGGGCGCAGCACGACGACTACCTGGTGACCCAGCTCCTCCTCAAGGGCTTCAGCGCCCAGGGGCCTGACGGCGCCAACTTCTTCGGCACCCACCGGGTGGGCAAGAAGAACTACCAGAACGCCGGCACCAACCCCCTCACCCGTGAGAGCTTCCGGGCCGCCCTGGCCGGGATGCGCAGCCTCCAGGACAGCCGGGGCTACCCCCTGGGCTTCTTCCTGGACCGCCCGCTCCTCATCGTGGGCCCCCAGCTGGCCCCCACCGCCACGGAGATCGTGGGGGTCCAAACCCTGCCGAGCGGGGGGGCCAACCCCGACTACGGGGCGGCCGAGGTCGTGGTCAACCCGTGGCTGGTGGACAGCTACGCCAGCTACTGGTTCCTGGTGGACGGCTCGCGGCCCATCAAGCCCCTCATCCTGCAGCGGCGCATGGACCCCGAGTGGGTGGCCAAGACCGACCCCGAGGACGACCACGTCTTCCGCCACAACGAGTTCGTTTTCGGCGTGTACGAGCGCAAGGCCGTGGGCTACCTCTACTGGCAGCTGGCCTACGGCTCCACCGGCGCCGGCTCCTGATGATCACCCTAGAGGACCTCCGCCACGCCCTCCCCCTGGACACCCTCCTCTACCTGGTGGACGAGGAGGGGGCGGGGGTCCTCACCCCGGAGGGGGAGGCCCGGGCCCAGGCCGCCCTCAGGGAGGCCTGGGGCGAGGTGGAGAGCTACCTGGCCCAGCGCTACGCCCTCCCCCTCCCCGCCCTGCCCGAGGTGCTGCGGGCCAAGGCGCTGGACATCGCCGTCTACCGGCTCGCCCTCAGGCGGGGCATCCGACCCGGCACCGCCGACGAGGTCCTCCTCCAGCGGTACCGGGACGCGGTGGCCTTCCTCAAGGACGTGGCCCTGGGCAAGGCCAGCCTCCCCCTTCCCCCAGCCTCCGCCCCGGCCCAGCCCAAGGGCGGGGCGAAGGTCCGGGGTACACGGATCTTTAGCCGGGAGAGCCTGGAGGACTTCTGATGGGCGTGCGGCTCAAAGGGGACTGGCAGGACCTCCACCGGCACCTCCACCGCCTCTCCGGGGGCGTCCCCGAGGCGGTGAAGCGGGCGGTGGCCGAGGGCATCCACGCCCGCACCCAGCGCCGCTTTGAGGAGAGCCGGGGGCCGGACGGCCGGCCCTGGCCGCCCCTCTCCCCGGCCACCCTCCTCGGGGAGGTGGGCCGGGACCGCGCCAAGGGAGGCCTCTCCGCCCGGGCCCAGCGGCGCGTGGCCCTGCGGAAGCCCCTCATCCGCACCGGGCGCCTCCGGGCCTCCATCGCCTGGAAGGTCGCGGGGAACGCCATCGCCGTGGGCACCAACCTGGTCTACGCCGCCATCCACCAGTTCGGGGGAAGGGCGGGCCGGGGGAGGAAGGTGCGCATCCCCGCCCGGCCTTTCCTGGGCCTCACCGAGGAGGACCGCCAAGAGGCCGAGGCCCTCCTCCTGGAGTGGCTTTCCCGGAGATGACCGCCCCTGTGCTCGCCTACCTCACCGAGGCCTGCGTCCACGCCGGGCTACCCCGGACCCGGGTCCTCGTGCGCCGGAGCCGCGAGGAGGCCTACCGGACGGTGCCCGCCGCCCTCCTCGCCCTAACCTCGGGGAGCCTGCGGCGGGACGGGAGCCGGGTACAGGTGGGGCCCGAGCGCACCACCCGGACCCTGTATCGCGGGCTCGTGCGGGCCCGCCTGGAACTCTATGCCCGAAGCCAGGAGGAGCTGGACCGCCTCCTGGTGGGGGTACTCCTCTATCTCTGGCACACCCCCTTGGAAGCCGGGGGGTCCTATCAGGCCAAGCTGGACGAGATCGCCCTTTCGTATCAGGACGAAGAGGGCTTCCTCCTCCCCGAGAACGGGCTCGCCCTGGAGATCCCCGTGGAGGTCTACCTCCTGGAGGGGGTGGACTGGGTGCCCGTGGCGGTGGAGGTGGAAGGGCTCGTAGAGGAGGTGTGACATGCCCAAGGAGACCAAGGAAGTGGAGGACAAGGAGATCACCCAGCCCGACCCCACCGTGGAGGAGCTCGCCGAACTCCTCAAGGTGGAGCCCTGGGCCCTGGCGGGCCTCCGGGTGCGGATGGGCTGGGCCGTGGGGACCCGGGTCTCCCGGGCCCAGTTTGAGCGGGCCCTGAGGGAGTTCCTCCAGGGGCCCACCGTCAAGGAGTAGGAGGTGAAGCGTGGCTAGACTGCCAGGAGTATACCCCGAGATTCAGGACGGGGGCCTGGGCATCGTGGCCCCCAGCGGGGACGGCCAGCGGGTGGTGGTGGGGGTCTCCTCCAAGGGGCCCGTGAACCAGGTGGTGGGCCTCTCCGACCTCTCCCAGGTGCCCACCCTCCTCGGCACCGGCCCCCTGGCCCGGGCCGTGGCCGACCAGCTGGCCTACGGAGGCGGCCAGGTCTACGCGGTGCGGGCCGCGGGGGACATCGCGGGCAGCGTCACCGCCGGCACCGAAAACCCCGCCTCCCCCGCCGTGAGCGTGAGCGGAAGCCCCCTGGACGCCTACGAGATCGTGGTGCGGATCGTCCGGGGCGGGGCCGTGGGCACCGCCACCTTCACCTACAGCCTGGACGGCGGGGACACCGTGAGCGCCGAGATCGTCACCGCCGCGAGCTACGACCTCCCCGGCACCGGGCTCACCTTGAACTTCGGCACCGGCACCTACACCGCGGGGGCGGTCTACCGCTTCCAGGCCACCGCCCCCAGGGCCAGCGTCTCCAGCGTCCAGGCCGCCGTGCGGGAGGCCCTCAACGCCCCCATCCTCTACGAGTACATCCAGGTGGCCCAGCCCACAGACGCCGCCATGTGGGCCGCCCTGGACGCCCTGGCCACGGAGGCGGAGGGCCGGTTCCGCTACATCTGGTTCCTCACCGAGACCGCCGCGCCGGGCAACGACGTGGACGCCTGGGTGAACGCCAGGCTCGCGGAGAAGGCCAACTTCACCTCCAAGCGGGTCATGATCGTGGCCGCCTGGGGGGAAGTGGTGGACACCCTCAGCGGGAGGCTGGAGGTCCAGAGCCTGGCCGCCCGGGTGGGGGCCCGGATCTCCAAGAACCGGGTCCACGTCTCCCCCGCCTGGGTCCAGCTGGGACCCCTCCCCGGCGTGGTGGCCGTGGCCCCCTTCGTGCTGACGGACTACGGCAAGAAGAGCCTCTTCAACAACGCCCACGCCCTGGCCCTGGACACGGCCGGCTTCACCACCGTCTACCGGCTCATCGGGCGGGACGGGGTCTACCTGGTGGACGGCCGCATGGCGGCGCCCCCCACCAGCGACTACCTCATCGTCCAGAACCGGAGGGTGATGGACAAGGCGGTCACCCAGGTCCGCCAGGCCCTCCTGGACTTCGTGCAGTGGCACGTGGACCCCACGGACCTGAACGCCTCCCTGGCCAGCCTCATCGCCCGGGCCAACACCCCTCTCCGGGTCATGCAGTCCCTGGGAGAGATCGCCCGTGGCCGGGTGGTGGTGCCCCCGGGCCAGGACATCCTGGCCTCCAGGACCCTCCTCCTGCAGGTGCGGGTCGTTCCTCTGGGCTATCTCAGGGAGATAACCTTGGACATCGGCTTTGAGAACCCCTTCCTGGCCCAGGCCAAGGCGTGAGGAGGTAAAACATGCCCATCAACGGCCGCTACTATGACTGGGAGCACATCAGCATCCAGGTGAAGGGCGTGCCCCTGGCCGACGTCCTCTCCATTGACTACGAGGACTCGGAGAAGGTCAACGCCATCTTCGGCAAGGGGCGCACGCCCAGGGGCTACACCAAGGGGAACTGGGAGGGCTCGGGGAAGCTCACCCTCCTCCGCGAGGAGTACGACCGCCTCCGGGCCGCCGCCCCCGAGGGGAACGTCTACAAGCTTGACCCCTTTGACATCGTCATCTCCTACGACAAGGGCAACGGCACCGCCGTCACCGACACCCTGAAGGACTGCCTCTTCACCAAGCGCTCCTTCGGCGGGGTGGAGCAGGACACGGAGCGGATCACCGTGGAGCTGGAGTTCGTGGTGCTCGGGGAGATCCAGCACGGCTAGGAGGCTAGATGGAACGGGAAAAGCCCTTCTACACCTTCACCCACGGCGAGAGCACCTTCGCCTTCCGCAGGCCCGACATTGCCCAGGTGGACCGCTTCACCAGCCGCATGGCCCGGGCGCCCTTGAGCGCCGCCCTGGACTTCACCCGCGAGCTCGCCCTGGACCAGGAGGCCTGGGCCCGCGCCACCGCGGAGAAGCCCGGCCTCGCCCTCACCGCCGCCAACGGCATCCTGGAGGCCCTGGGTTTCCAGGCCGGTTAG